TTAGCTGGTGCTGGCTATACTCTTGATCCTGCTTTAGCTGCTATCCGTGATCGTATGCTGTCTCAGGCTGGTGGTCAAGGTATGGGCTTAGCCGATCAAGGCTTAGGCGCTGCACAGAACCTCTTTGGTCTTGGTCAGCAGTATCTTGCTCAAAGCCCTCAAGAGGCTGCTCAGCAGTGGATGCAGGCTCAGCAGGCTGTTCTGCAACCCGGTCGTGAAGCTGCTCTGGCGCGTACTCGTCAAGGTTTATTCAACACTGGTCGTGGTGGCTTAGGTATCTCTCAAGGTGGCGACTTAGCTGCTACTAACCCTGAGATGGCTGCTTACTACAACGCCATTGCTCAGCAGGATGCTCAGTTGGCTGCTCAAGCACAAGAACAAGGCCGAGCACAGACACAGTTTGGCGCTGGTCTGTTTGGCTTAGGCGCTCAGGCTGCTCAGGCTGGTTATAGCCCGTTCCAGACTCAGTTGGGTCTTGCAGGTAACATTGAAGGCATGGGTCAATCTGCTCTTGATATTGGTTCTACTCTTGGTGGTCGAGCCTCTCAAGCAGGCGCTCAGTCTGGACAGTCTCTGTTAGATGGTGGCTTAGGCGCTGCTCGGACTATGCAGGCTGCTAATCAGACAAGTGGCTTAGGCGCTGCTATCTCTGGCTTGGCCAGTAATCAGCAACTTACTCAAGGTATTGCTAATTGGCTGAATAAGCCTTCCGCTGCTCCTGATCTGAGTGTTGTTGGCTATAATGGCCCTGATCGTGGTCTGTGGTTCTAAGGAGATAAATAATGGCTAATGAAGTTATGGCTGGTCTGTTCGGGGTAACTCCTGAAGGCTTAGCTGCTCAACGTGAACAAGCTCTCCAGAAGCAAGCTCTTACGTTTGCTCAGTTAGACCCTGCTGCTCAGGCTCAGTATCAATTGTTCCTTGGCGGTAATCGCTTAGGTGGTGCTATCGGTGGCATGTTAGGTGCTCAAGACCCTGAATTGGCTCGTGTGGCTCAGCGTCAGCAACTGTTACAGGGTGTTAACCCAAGTGATGCTGCTTCCTTGCGTGAGGCTGCTTCGCGTGCCTTAGCTGCCGGTGACAATCAAGCTGCTGCTATGCTCGGTCAGCGAGCTATGGATGTTGAAATGGCAGGAGCTAAGCTGACATCTGAGCAGGCTCTTGCTAAACAGCGTGGACAAGAACGTGCTGCTGCTGATCCGATTGCTCAGTTTGCTCGTGCAAATGCTGATAAGTTCACACCTCAGTCCTTACAGCTGTTCGCAAAGTCTGGGAACTATGCTGAACTTGTCCCTGTTACTAAGCCAGAGAACATTAAGAACTATCAGACACAGATTGTTGGTGTTGCTGCGGGAACAAATGAGCCTGTGTATGTCTTAACTGCTCCTGGGGAGGCTCCTAAGCAGGTTGTGTATAAGACTGTCAACGGTGAGCAAACAGCTGTTCCGTATACTGGCGGTGTTGACCGCACTACAGCTAAGACAACAGTCAGCGTTAACCAAAAAGGTGAAGAAGCCTTTGTTAAGCAGCTTGGTGAGCTTGATGCTAAGAAGGTTGCGACTGCTGTTGAAGCACGAGATAATGCCGCTACTACTCTGAATTCACTGTCTCGTCTGAGTGCTCTGAATGACCAAGGCCTTATTAGCGGCACATTTGCTACAGGTCGTGTGGGAGCTACAAACCTTCTTAATACACTTGGGTTGGCCTCTACTGCTGATGCTGCTAAATTGGCTGCTTCTGAGAACTATCAGAAGACTGCTGGGGATGTTATCCTTGGCACTCTTGGTGGTAAGCTCGGTGCTGGCTTCTCTAACGATGACCGTAAGTTTATTCAAGGTCTTGTTCCGCAGCTTGAAAACAGCCCCACTGCTCGTCGTCAGCTTATTGATTTCATGGCTAAGAAGAACACTGAAATCTTCAATGAAGCGCAACGACTTGAAGATTATGCCCGCAAGAACAATGGGTTAGGTGGATTCAAAGCTAAGTTACCGATTGTGTCTCCTGCTCCTGCTGCTCAGATGTCCGCAGATGAGCTTGCTAAGGCTGCTGGTGGCCGCATCGTTAATGGTAAGTTTGTGCCTAACGCTAAGTAAGGAAAGAATATGGCAGATATTTCGCAACAACAAGCACTGGAGGAATTGAAGAAGCGGGGTATTACCGTGTCTTCTGAATCTGTGCTTGAAGATAAAGGCACCACTTTTGAGGAATTCAAGAAGGGTGCTGAAAGCCTGTTCAAAGGCTCTGCCAAAGGCATTGTAGATATCCTCGGTGGTTGGGGTAACTTGTATGACTACCTGAAGAAGAATCCTGACCCTTCAGCGTTCTCTTCGGCAGGCATCATGAAAGGTATCCGAGACTTAGGTGGCCCCGATCTGCAACAGATTAGTGGCTACCGAGGTGCCTACGATGTCGGTCAAGCTGGCGCTCCTGCTGCTCTGATGACTGCTGCTGGCCTTCCTGGTTTGTTCTCTCGTACTCCTTTAGGCATTGCTGGTGAGTTCGGAGTTGCTGGAGGCACTAACGTTGCTGCTCAGCAGGTTGCTCCTGATAGTCCTCTGGCTCAGTTTGCTCTCCAGTCTCTTCCTTATGGTGCTAAGGCAGGCTTTACTGCTGCGCGAGGGGCTATTACTCGTCCTGTTGGCACTGTTGAGCCTTCTGTTGATGAACTCTTGCGTATTGGTCGAATGACTCCCGGTGAAGCTACTGGTAGTCGTCGCCAATTAGCCACTGAGGCTCGTGTAGAGGCCAGTCCTGCTATTGAGGCACGTGGTGAAGAGTTCCGTAGGGGACAGGCACTGGATACTGAGTCCTTCTTATCCAATGTCTTTAATCGAGCCTCTAGCCAAGCCGTTGATCCTACTCAAGCTGCTCAGTCTGCTTTCACAGCCTTCTCTAACTATGGTAAGGTTCTGTCTAACAAGCTCCGAAGTGATGCTAACAGGGACTTCAAAGCTGCTAAGGCCTCTGGTGGCCGTGTAGACACTACTCCTGTTTTGTCTGCTGTTGATAGCTGGCTTAGTCGCATTCCTCCTGAGACTCCTGGCTTTGAATCTCTCAAGTCTGCTATCTCTAAGATTAAAGATGAGTATGAGATTCCAGCTACTCCTGCCAAGGTCACTCCTTCTACGATCTTAGGCCCAACAGGACAGCCTGCTGCTGTGTCTATTACTCCTGCTGTTCCTGCTGGTGTCCGTGATATTGATATTGATCGGTTACAGAAGAACTTATCTGCTTGGAGTGAAGCAGTTTACTCTGGTAAGGCTGACTTTGGTAAGGGCAATATCTTTGAAGGTGTTGCTCCCGGTCAGGCCAAGGGTGTTGCAATCAGTGTCTTAAACGGCTTCCGACAGGCTCTGGATGATGCCATCAGTCAAGGTGTTCCTGGGGCAGAAAAGCTCAAGGCTGCACGAGACAACTTCAAGAATAACTTAGCTCAGATTGAAGAGTATTCTAATCGTCCTTTGACTAAGTATTTTGATGTTGAAACAGCATCTGCACTGACACCTGAGAATGTCGTTGCTAAACTGTCTGCTGCTAAGCCCAGTGAGCGTTTATTCTTGGCACAAGTCTTCAGAACAGTCCCGATGGTGCGGCTATCTTTGATACTGTTCGTAGGGATCAGTTCAATAAGATTCTGCAAAAGGCCTCTGAAAAGGCTGCTGGTGCTGCTGAGGGTGCTCCTGAGTTTACTATTCAAACGGCACTGACTGAGTTGAGCAAGAAGAAGGGTGACTTTGATTTCTTGTTCACCAATGCACAAGACAAGGCAGATGCTTTGGCTGCTCTTACGTACATGCGTAAGGTTGTCAAGAGTGAATCTGCTAAGACCGGCGGTGGAATTACAGGAAGTGATGTCTATGCAGGCACTCGCGGTATTGGTGCTCAGTCTCAGCTTGCTAACCTGTTAAAGGAAGTGTTTACTCTGTCTCGTGACATTGTTGCCACTCCTAATGCTTTTGCTGATGTTATCTTCAATAAGGACACAGTTAAAGCCATGGCAGAAGCTCAGAAGACACCGACAGTCAAGAAACTGACTAATGTTGTCACTCGCTTGGGTGACTCTGCTGCTAAGTTTGCCCCTCGTGTTGGCCCTATGGTTGATACTACTCAGCCTACAGATACGACACAGCAGGACATGCAAGCTCCGCAGATTACGCCTGAAGAGGCGTTACAGCAACTTAAGATGATGGGTGTGGAGATTCAATAATGTCAGGAACAATGCAGACAACTTCTGAGACAATGGGAGCCATGGCAGCTAAGTCTGCTGCTCCTGTGACAGTCTCTCTAGCAACTGTAGCGGGGTATCAAGTATCTGAGATTCTTTTATGGGCTACCCTGATTTACACTGTGTTAATGATTGCACATAAACTGTATACCATCTATAAGGATGTAGCAGGCAAGGACTGATTATGAATCGCCTATCAATAGCTTCACTATACCTCTCAGCTAGTGTCTTAGTAGGTATTGCACTGGAGGAACACTTCACTCCTAAAGCAATGATCCCTGTGCCTGGGGATGTTCCTACAATAGGCTTTGGCACTACTGAGGGAGTTAAGATGGGGGACACCATCACACCTGAGAGGGCTTTAGTGAGGCTGTTGAAGGATACAGATAAGTTCGCAGCAGCAGTCAAAAGATGTGCTCCTGTGCCAATGCACCAGTATGAGTTTGATGCTTATGTGTCTCTCACATACAACATTGGTGAAGGAGCCTTCTGTAAGTCTACCTTGGCTAAGAAGCTCAACGCTTATGACTACGAAGGAGCTTGTAAAGAGATTCTGAAGTGGGATAAGTTTAAGGGTAAGCCATTAAAGGGACTGACTAACCGAAGGGAGAGAGAATATGCTAAGTGTATTGGACAAGATTAAGTATCTAGCCATTGCAGTTGCATGGATAGTATCTCTGGTGTTTGTCTACCAATATAGTGCTGACAAAGAGAATAAGAAGCTAGTCCTGTATAAAGCACAGATTGAGAAGAATGCTCAGGACAAAGATGAGGCTCACAAAGCAGCAGTAGTGAAGATACAGAAGGACAAGGAAGATGCGATACGTACTCTTAACAAGCGTCATGCTAGTATTGTTGCAGGGTTGCAGCAGCGTCCCCAAAGACCTGCCACAGCCCCTGAACCCTCCAAAGAAAGTAATCCTGCCCCTATCAGCACAGGAACAGGAAGCACTGGAGAACAACTATACCGACAGGATGCTGAATTTCTTATCGGGGAAGCTGCCAAAGCAGACATCCTCAGACAAGCCTTGATGAGCTGTAGAAAACAATTAGAACAATAAATAATAAAGCCCCTTTGGAGTCACCTCCATCGGGGCTTTTTTGTTGCTTACGTGAACACGAGGGCTAGTTGAAAGAATCCAAGGTAAAGAATCACACTAGGAACTTCTCCCAACACATCACCTTTATCATTGAAGGTATAGGCAGTGTTACTAGTAATTCCCAGCACAAGTCCATTTGACCAGCTAAACTGTGTAATCATTGTGCATCCTCATAGTGGGTCTTGGCAACGATATAGTTCTTAACCAGAGAGCTACGAACAATATCTTCAATGGTAAATTCAAACCTAGAGAACTCAGACATACGTCGAGCAATGTCCATGAACTTCAAGATGCCAGACTTATCATCTTTCTTGCGTAGGTCTGTCTGTCGATAGTCGCCACAGAAGATGATCTTTGATTTATCACCAACACGAGTAATGATGGTATCAAGTTCTTCAAAGTTCATGTTCTGCATTTCATCAACAATCAGGATGCTATGCGTAAAAGTAGTCCCTCGGATGAAGCTGGTAGAGACAAACTCTACATGCCCTTGCTCTTCTAAGCGATCCCAAGCATCCTTACGCTTGAATAGATCACTACAGATTTGTCGATAGGGTTGTATGTATACGTCCATCTTCTCGTCAATGTCCCCAGGTAAGAAGCCCATATCACGACTCTGCACAGCACTCCGAATGATAGTCACCTTATGGAATGGATTAGAGCGATCCATGACCTCTTCCAAGGCCTTATACAGTGCAATGTAGGTCTTACCTGTGCCTGCAACACCATGCAAGGCCATGAAGTAATCACCACGCTGATACGCCTCAAAGAACTCCTTTTGTTTGTCTGTCTTGGGACGGATAACTGCCATGTCATCCAGCTTCAACCTCAAACTGTTGGACTGCTTTTCCTTAGCTGTCTCTTTCTTGGCAGGAATCGTACTCATTATGCTCCTTGGTTATCCTCTACCACATATGGAACAGTTCGCACAGTGGGGAACTTATCCATGAACTCTTCACGAGTAATGTCTCTACCAATCTTGACCTCTTGAAAGGCCTCCCCAGCCTTAGCCAGGGAAGCCTTCAGAGTCACACAGGCAGGACAATTATCCTTTGTGTAGACTGTCTTCATCAGATTTCACAACCTCCAGCGGCAGTGCAGTTCAGCATCTGAGCGCCTTCAACGTTATCAGTACCTTCTCGGAACAAGTCCCAGTCAATACCTACTGGCATCTTCTTGAACAGTTCCTCATAAGTAGCAGCATCAATAGTCTCATAAGGAGCCTGTCGATACGTACCACCATCGTAGGGCAGGAAAGAAACACCAGTGATTTCATCAAAGTGTTCCCACACCCATGCACCAACCGTAGGCCACTCATGCTCCTTAACAGAGATAGTGACAGATGGTTTGTGTTCACACCAGTAGCGCTGGAATGCAAGCCAGAGCTTCAAGTGTGTAATAGCATCAATGTCATCTCGCAGAACAGCACCATCGCCAACCTTCATCGGGAAGCTAAAGACAGTGGTGCTGTCAGGCTTCATAAAGCAAGGCTCAGCGGGGAACCCTTGGGACTTAAGAAAGTCAGTAATAGGGTCTTTATTGTCTGATCGAACCCGACGAATGTAATACTGAGCATGCTGAGGATGAATACCAGAAGCAGTGCCAGTAAGCTGAGAGACAGTTCCTTCAGGTTTGACACAGGTGATAGCCGCACTAACAGGAATGTTAAGAACAGCGGCAAATTCAGCATTAGTATTGACAGCCACATCTTTCAAGTACTCCAAGCGTTCAGGAAGAGACTTATCATCAGGATTATTGAGCAAGGCATTATCGAGAATACCTGTCATCGAGACACCCAAGAGGCGTTCCTCTTCAGTGTTTGTCTGCCACACCTTCCGCAGATACGGGAAGTGTGTCATCGTAGATTGGAACGTTCCCAGGATCGTTGCAATACGTACCTTATC